GTGGACTAGGTAAGAGCCAAGTGCTGCGTGAAATTGCTTGGCACATTTTACAGACCACCTCTGACAGTGTTGGTCTAATGTTCCTTGAAGAGAGTGTGAAGAAGACAGGCTTGTCTTTGATGAGCTTAGCTGTTGACACACCCTTGCATTTACCCGATACAGGATCTGTGTCTGATCAACAACGACGACAGGCTTTTGATAGCACCCTTGGCACTGGTCGTGTGTTCTTGTTCGATCACTTTGGCAGCACCAGTATTGGCAACATCATCAACCGGGTTAGATACTTGGCTAAGGGTTTGAATTGCAAGTACATCTTTCTTGATCATTTAAGCATCATCGTATCTGCCCAAGAGAACAACGATGAGCGTAAAGCCATTGATGAAATCATGACAAAGCTTAGGATGCTTGTGCAAGAAACAAACATTGCCCTCATTATTGTCAGTCATCTTAGGCGTCCGTCTGATAAGGGACACGAAGAGGGTGCTGCTACCAGCCTTGCTCAGCTACGGGGCAGTGCTTCCATTGCACAGCTCAGCGACATGGTGATAGGGCTTGAGCGTAATGGACAACATGAAGACCCTCTGGTGAGAAACACTACTCAGCTTAGGGTTTTGAAGAACAGGTATAGTGGCACTACTGGACCAGCAGGTTGCTTGCTTTACAACAAAATCACAGGACGGATGACTCCTACTGGTGATATCTCTGACGTACTTTGAAAGGAAACATTATGGACAGCATTGAATATTGGCAATCCGTTTTAAACAAGCTTGATAAGAAATCATTTAAGGCAATTAATAAAATCAAACCCGTTGTTCATTATTTAGGAACACCTAAGTTTTACTTCAATCACGATGAGTCATTTATCAGGGCAAAGGTTTTTTGTTTAGATCACCCGGAACTTGGGTGTCAGACTATCAATACAAGCATTGTTATTTCTATCAATGACGATGGGTGTTTTGAAACACTTAACACTTTTTATAAATCAAAACCGTTTGGTGAATCCCCTCTTTCATCTAACGTTGAAGAAATGCTTTGCGCTGCTTAAACTATGAGTGATTATGTATATGATTTGGAAACCTACCCAAACATCTTTACTTTTTCCGCTATCAAAACAGATGGCAGTGAAAGACAAGTGTTTGAAATGTCTACTCGTAAAAACGAAGCAGACAAAATGTTTTCGTTTCTTGATCGCTTACATGATAATGGTGATCGCTTGGTTGGGTTCAATAATGTAGGGTTTGATTGGCCTGTCGTTAAAGGTTTGCTTGATGTTAGGGATAAGGCTGTCACTGTACCGGGCAAGTCCGTTGCAAACAAAGCCTATCGTTTAGCGCAAGCAATCTTTAACGATCAGAAACAAGCGTTTAAGCCGGTTAAGTCTACAGATATGGTGGAACAGATTGACCTGTTTAAAATCTATCACTTTGATAACGTAGCTAAAGCAACGTCTTTGAAGATGCTTGAGTTTAATATGAAGGTTGATGACATCCGTGATCTGCCTTTTCCACCGGGAACATTATTGACCGATGATGAAATGGATGTGTTGATTAGTTACAACATGCATGATGTTGATAACACTTTACGTTTCTACCTGTTGTCAATTCCTCTGATTACTTTTAGAGAAGAGTTGACAAAGAAGTATAAGCGTAGCTTCATGAATCATAACGATACCAAAATTGGTAAAGACTATTTCATTATGCAGCTTGAAAAGTCTATGCCAAATTCTTGTTATAAAAAGAACAAGGATGGGTCTAGGTCAATCAACCAAACAAAGCGTCCTGTTATTGCTATTAAAGATTGCCTGTTTAGATATTACAACTTTACTCGTCCTGAGTTCTTAGCAATAGTTAATTGGTTTAATCAACAGCACATCACAGAAACCAAAGGAGTATTCTCTGACATTGAAGAACACTTGCTTGGTGATGTTGCTCAATACGCTGACACCATTGTTAAACGTAAGAAGTTTAAAGAGGAGCCAGATCAAGCAGCCTTGATTGACTTCAAGGCTGAGCATCCAATGGGCTGGGTCGAGCCTAAAGAGTTGAAGGTGAAGAAGAAAGGTGAAACTCAATACAGCTATTGGGGTCATTGGAAAGAAGCAACCAATCTTAATGTTGTAGTTGATGGCTTTCGTTTCGACTTTGGTACTGGTGGCATTCACGGCAGTGTGCCTCCTTCAATCATTGAAGAAGATTTTGATTACGTGATTGTTGATGCTGACGTTGCTTCTATGTATCCCAATGTTGCCATCAGTAACAACGTCTATCCAGAACATCTTACTGACGCTTTCTGTACCATCTACAAAGACGTATACGAACAGCGTAAGAGCTATGCCAAGAACACGGCAGAGAACGCTATGCTTAAGCTGGCATTGAACGGTGTGTATGGTGATAGCAACAACCAGTACAGCCCTTTCTATGACCCTAAGTACACAATGACCATTACGATTAATGGGCAGTTGCTGCTTTGTTTGTTGGCTGAAAAGCTTCTTGCCATTAAAGGCTTGAAGATGGTTCAGATAAATACAGACGGTGTCACTGTGTTGTTGCCTCGTGGTAGTCGTCCTCAATACAATAAAATCTGTGAAGATTGGCAGAAGAGAGTTAACTTACAGCTTGAGTTTGCTGAGTATTCAAAGATGATTATTCGTGATGTCAATAACTACATTGCCATATACACAAACGGCAAGGTTAAACGCAAGGGCGCTTATCAATACGAAGGGCTAGGTTGGCATCAAGATCAAGGTGGTCGTGTCATAGCGATGGCTGCTGAGGCTTCTATTTTGACAGGCGCAGACCTATACGACTTCATCAGCAACCATGAAGACAAGTACGACTTCATGCTACGCACTAAGGTGCCTCGTAGCAGCAAGCTTGTTCAAGTGTTTAGTGATGGCACAGAAGTTCAACAACAAAACATCTGTCGTTACTACGCCTGTAAAACAGGTGGTCAGCTAATCAAAGTTATGCCTGCGCTTTATGCTGGTGATCCTGACAGAAGGCTTAGTGTTGAAAGCGGCTGGGCAATGAAGGTTTGTAACAACATCAAAGACTTTAGTTACGACATTGATTACGACTACTATGTTGAAGCGGCAAAGAAACTTTTGATAGGATGTGAAGAAACAGTTGCAATTCCTGAAGACCCCTATGTATAATCCATTGCTTGTTATGTTTAACAAGACGGCATAGATGGCCCCGATAGCGCCATCATTTTCAAAAGGAACTCTATGAGTGAAGATAAAAAACGAGTGAAGATTAAGGCAACCATCTACTGGTGCTTTCATAATAAGCTGAATGAGATGGCTGGTAAATACACAGTTGATCTTTGCAACTTGTCTGAAGCTGCCGTAACTGCTTTGGAAGAAATGGGAATCAGTGTTCAATCAAATGATAAGCATCCAGAAAAAGGAATGTATATCACTTGTAAGTCACAAAATCCGATTCGCATTTTCGATAACGATGGTGACGAAATTACAGAAGAGATTGGTAATGGCAGTCTTGCCAAAGCTATGATTGGTTCTTACGCTTGGACTTATAAAAACAAGAAAGGTACTAGTCCCTCCATTGGCAAGTTGATCGTCACCAACTTGGTTGAGTATGGTGGTGGTGGTGACATTAACGAAGATGAGGCCCTTTAAAATGAACGAACTTAAACTTACTTTTACCCTGTCGCTTGATCAAGCAAACCTTGTTATGGCTGCTCTAGGCAAACTGCCTTATGAAGCCTCAGCCAGTGTGATTGCTTTGCTGCAGCAGCAAGCTGATCCACAAGTTAAGGAAGCACAAGCCAACCACAGCCGCGCCCTTGAGCCTATTGCTGACTGATGATTGCATTGCTGGACGCCGACATACTGGCTTACCGCATTGCCTTTGCCTGCAAGGATGAAAAGGTTAACGCTGCTAGGCTCAGACTTAGTAGCTACATCATTGACATCCTTGCACTTAAAGTAGATCGAACATACACAGATTGCTTTGTTGATGATTGGAAACTCTACATTACGGGCAAAGGAAACTTTCGTGAACAGCTTGCAATAACGGCTCCGTATAAAGGAAACAGAACAGCGCCTAAACCAGAACACCATCAGGCTATGCGTGATTGGTTGTTGAAGGAATGGAACGCTATCAATGTTCAGGGCAGTGAAGCAGACGATGCCATTGCCACTGAAGCAACAAAGCTTGGTGCAGGCAACTGCATCATGGTGAGCGTTGACAAAGACTTTGATCAGATACCGGGATGGCATTACAACTTTGTCAAAGACATTGGATACTATGTCACTGAAGAAGAAGGATTGCTATCGTTCTATAAGCAAATACTGACAGGCGATGACGCTGACAACATCAAAGGAATATATGGCATTGGCCCAGCGAAAGCTGGAAAGATGCTAGCAGAAACTGATAATGATGAGTTGGCAATGTGGCAAGTTTGTTTAGATGCTTATGAAGGTAATGATGATAGGGTTCTTGAAAACGCTAGACTGCTTTGGCTTAGAAGGTATGATAATGAATTGTGGGTTCCACCAACATTAAGGATTGATAATGGAAATTGAAATTAAACCAAACGATGTGATGATTGTCTTTCGCCCTATGGGTGTTGAGGATGGTGCTTGGGATGGCAATTACAGCATTGCTATTAGTGCTATTGGACCTTTAACATTGTCAGAAGACGATGTTGGTAAACTAATTTCATCTGCAATGATGACAGCAGCTTGTACTAAACTGCTTGAGACAGATAATGAATTGGTTGAAAGAGCAGCTAAGCATTGCGAAGAATCTTTTGGCAACATGGAAGAAGCCATTGCCATTCCGATCAATGTTTATGACAAAGGTCATTCATTGAGTAAAGATACTGAAACAGTTGGTGGTATGCAGTGATGACTGAATCTCCTTTCATAACAGAACAGCAGCGTCTTCATGACTACGTTGATAAAATTAATCAAGCTGAGGGAGTCGGTGTCAAATATGACGGTGGAAAACCTCAATGGAGTTTGATGCCTTGGGATGCACTCACTGAAGTTGTTGATGTATTGACATACGGTGCAAAGAAATATTCTTCAGACAATTGGAAGATTGTTCCTAACGCTCGTCAGCGATACATCGACGCAGGCTTTCGCCACTTCACTGCCTATGCTGCTGGTGAGAAAAACGATAGAGAGACTGACATGAACCACCTCGCTCATGCCATGTGCTGCATGTTGTTTCTTCTTGCCTTTGATAAGGATGGAATTAAATGATTACAGTAAACGTAACCATTGCTGCTGAGTTCGACGGTGTTGAAAAAGATTATGAAAACCATGATGATTTTCTAGACGCTGTTGTTGCTCATGTGCAATATGGCCTTGATCGACTTGATGTTATCTCCGTTGTCTATAGCGACAAGTCTGTACAATCACATTTGCTTTAATGAGAAACGGTGGTGAATGGACAGAGGCTAGATTCAGAAGCTTTGTAACATCGTCACTAAGGGCTGCTTCTCGTAGGTGGCCTGTGAAGTTTAAAGCACTGAAGGAAGCTTTTGTTGGTCGTAAGACTAATAACAAAACTGGAAAGCTTGCTATGCATTACAAATGCGTTAGCTGTAATAAACATTTTGTAGCTGCTGATGTTCAGGTTGATCATATATCTCCAGTGGTAGACCCCGTAAAAGGTTTCTTAAGCTGGGATGTTTATATAGACAATTTGTTTTGTGAACTGAATAACCTACAAATTTTGTGCCAGCCCTGCCATAAAAAAAAGACGGCAGAAGAAAAACTGATGAGGAAAAAGAAATGAATTTTATAGGAATGCTAACTCTACTGTTTATTGGACTTAAACTTACAGCAGTTATTGATTGGAGTTGGTGGTTTGTGTTGATGCCGTTGTATGTGTCTGTTTCATTGCCATTTTTGTTTTTTATTATGGGTTTTATTTATCGTCTAACTTATAAGAAAAAGAAATGAGCCTCTTAAAATACCCACATCTTGAACGGTTTGGCACCACTGAAGTAGAAGCCATTGAGGTAGGGACAGCCTATGTGTTTCCTAAACTTGATGGTACTAATGCCAGTGTATGGGCAGCGGAAGACTACTCAATCAAAGCAGGTAGTCGTAACCGTGAGCTAAGCCTTGACTCAGATAATGCTGGCTTCTATGCTGCTATGCTGCAGGATAAACAAGTTGGTGCTTATCTACTTGAGTATCCCTATCACATCCTGTACGGTGAATGGCTTGTGCCACATACGGTGAAGACCTATGTTGACACTGCTTGGCGAAAGTTCTATGTGTTTGATGTGTTTAATAAACTCACCAGCCAGTTCATTCCTTTCACTGAGTATGAAGAAAGACTTAAGGCATATGGTCTTAAATACCTAGCTCCCATTGCCATCATTAAGAACGGTGACCTTGATGTCTTTACAAAATGCCTTGAGAAGAACACGGTGTTGATTAAAGACGGTGAAGGTGTTGGTGAAGGCATTGTCATTAAGAACTATGACTATGTGAATAGGTATGGCAGGGTTACATGGGCTAAGCTAGTCACTAACGAATTCAAAGACAAGCACCATAAAGAAATGGGAGCGCCTTTGATTGGTTGTGAAATTGTTGAAGAAAAGATTGTTAATAAACTTGTAACTGAATCACTAGTTGATAAGGTGGTTGCAAAGATTATTACTAGCAACGATGGTGTTTGGTCTAGCAAAAATATTCCTCAACTAATTGGCACAGTCTTTTACGACTTAGTTAGAGAAGACATTTGGACAATGGTTAAAGACTTTAAGAACCCAACAATTAATTTCAAAACCCTAAGCCACTACACTACAGCAAAAATTAAAGAACTACGAAAGGATTTATTTTAATGAATAAATAGTATAACTGCCATCCCTTCAAGGAGCCTGTGCGCTCCTTTTTTAATTTAACCAAGGAAACTTAATGAGTGAATTTCGTAATAGCTTTGCAGAGAATGTGTTTCGTTTTAAATATGCCCAAGGCCCCGGAGACACATGGGCAAAGTTGGCTGAGCGTCTTGTGGAGGATGTATGTGGTAGTCGTAACGGTACGATGTCGGTTCTTATGTCAACGGAAGATCGTAAGCAACTGACCAACTTGATTAAGGAAATGAAGTTCATTCCCGGTGGTCGTTATCTCTACTACGCTGGTCGTCCCTTCAAAGCCTACAACAATTGCTTCCTGCTTCGTGCTGAAGAAGACACCCGTGAAGAGTGGAGCAACGTGACATGGAGGGCTATGTCGTGCTTGATGACAGGTGGTGGCATTGGCATTGACTACTCACGCCTGCGTCCTGCTGGCAAGGCTCTGTCGCGTACTGGCGGCACTGCCTCTGGTCCAATTCCTCTCATGTCTGCCATCAATGAGATTGGTCGTAACGTAATGCAGGGTGGTAGTCGTCGCTCTGCCATCTATGCCAGCTTGAATTGGCAGCATGAAGATGTGCAGAAGTTTTTATACATCAAGAACTGGAGCGACGATATTAAAGCAATGAAGCTCAAAGACTTCAATGCTTCGGCCCCACTGGACATGACCAACATCAGCGTTAATTACGACGATGCTTCTTTGGTTGGTGGACTTGAGAACAATCCTGTGTTTATGCAGAATGTTCGTCAGGCAATGGAGACTGCAGAACCCGGCTTCAGTTTTAACTTCGGAGCTAAGCAGAACGAAACCCTGCGTAACGCTTGCACTGAAGTGACATCAGAGGATGATAGTGATGTATGCAACTTGGGCAGCATCAACATGGGACGCATCACCAGCATCGAAGAGTTTAAACAAGTGGTTGAACTTGGCTCTAAGTTCTTGGTGTGTGGTACGTTGAGGGCTGATCTGCCTTATGAGAAGGTTTATAAAGTTCGTGAGAAGAACCGTCGTCTTGGCCTTGGCTTGATGGGCATTCATGAGTGGCTGCTGAAGAAGGGATATAAGTACGAGGTGACGCCAGAGCTACACAAGTGGCTGTCGGTGTATCGTGATGAGAGCAAACGTGCTGCTGACGAACATTGCGATAGGTTCTTTATTAGCCATCCTGTAGCATATCGTGCCATTGCTCCTACAGGCAGCATTG